TTGAAGGTCAACTTTTTGACATCACTCCTTTTAGATGTAACAATGCAGGAGTTGTAGATAGTTTTACAAGTTCAACATTAGCAACAAATAGCACATCAGTTAAAACTTGTACAATTACAACAAGCACAGATCATGATTTATCTGTAGGAGATATCATAGAATTATCGGCGGTTACTTTACCAAGTGGTACCGGATTAAATGCAAGTGATTTCGAAGATAAATTATTTCAAGTATTAACTGTTCCAACTCCTACAACATTTACAATTAATTCTTTAAACCAAGCATCCGCAGTCATATCAACAGGCGGTAGTATGACTGTTAAAGTTTATCAACCTGTTGGTCCTGCAGCACAAACTTACGGTTATGGTTTTGGTATTGGAAACTACGGTGGTACAATTACTGGTGCTTTAACAACAACTCTTAACGGATCGTTGCTCGCGGATACAGCTGGTACAGGTGGATCGGGAACAGCAATAACTTTAACATCAACAACTGGTCTTCCAACAACAGGCACAATAGCTGTTGCTAATGAATTAATAACATACACAGGTATTGCAGGATCTGATATTACAGGTATTACTAGAGGAGCGTTAGGCACAGCAACATTTGGTACATCGAACGGACAGGCCCACAGCAGTGGTGCAACAGTTACAAACGCCACAAACTTTTCTGGATTTGGAAGTGCAGTTGAAGCATCATCAGTCACACTAGAACCAGGACTTTGGTCATTAAGTAATTTTGGTGAGGTATTAATTGCAACTATTGCAAACGGTAAAACATTTACTTGGAATGCTGGTATCACAGCAAGGCTTACAACAAGAGCTTCTATGTTGACATCTGGTTTTGAAACAAGAATAGATGCAGCAACAGATAGTGGTAACCCTACAGCTACTAGAGTTACATTAATATCACCAACAACAAGACACTTAATTCATCTTGGAACAGAAACAACTATTGGAAGTCCTGATACACAAGACGATATGTTTATAAGATTTTCTGAAGATGAAAATATAAATAAATATACACCACAAGCAACTAATACTGCAGGTACACAAAGATTACAAGACGGCACAAAAATTATGGGTGGTTTGGTTGCAAAAGAAAATATTCTAATTTGGACTGATAACGCACTGTACACTATGAAATTTGTTGGAGCTCCATTTACGTTTGGTTTTGAACAAGTGGGCACGAACTGCGGATTGATTGGTAAGAATGCAGCAATAGAAATAGATGGTGTTGCCTATTGGATGGGTAACAATGGATTCTTTTCTTTTGATGGTACAGTTAATACTTTACCATGTAGTGTTGAGGATTTTGTTTATGATGATTGTAATACTACAAAGGGTCAACAAATAAATGCAGGTATTAATAATTTATTTACAGAAGTAATCTGGTGGTATCCAACTCAAAATGCAGATTTTAATGATAGATATGTTGTTTATAATTATGGTCAAGATAATGCAAGATTACCCATGGGTAATTGGTACACAGCCACAAATACAAATTCAATGAGAACAAGTTGGATTGATTCATTAGTTTATCCTAAACCATACGCTACTGCATATAACAGTTCTGGCACAGGAACATTTCCGTCAGTTATTGGTGAAACAGGATTAGGTCAAACTGTATTTTTTGAACACGAGATAGGAACAGACCAAGTAAATCCTGATGGTAGTGTTACTATTTTAACATCTTTTATAAAATCATTTAGTTTTTCTCTTCAAAAAGATCAGAGTGAAATATTTTTAGCTATGCGTAGATTTTTACCAAACTTTAAAGTATTGACTGGTAACAATCAAATTACACTAGCTATAAAAGATTTTCCTGCTGATAGTGATACACAAACTTCATTAAGTCCTTTTACAATTACTTCTAGCACAACTAAAGTTGATACTAGGGCCAGAGGAAGATATGCAAATATAAAAATAGAAAATACTGGTGTAGGTGAATCGTGGAGATTTGGTACATTTCAAGTAGATCTACAACCTGACGGAAGGAGAGGATAATGACAAAAGTAGTGGTAAGATTACCAGAACCTAAAAAAGAATATAGTGAAGATAATCAAAGACAAATTAACAGAGCATTAACTACAATTATAGAGCAATTAAACTCTACATACTTAACACAACAAAAAGAAGACCAAGAACGATTTACTTGGTTAGGATTAGGATAGTGGCAAATATATATAAAAACGATAAAGTAAGTTTAACAACTACAGATGTTACAACATTATACACAGTACCATCAAACTCAAGAGCTATTGTTAAATCGCTTTTAGTTGCAGAAGATGCAGCTGGATCAGCAGCAGTTAAGGTAACACTAACTAATGCAGCAGGCACAGCTTTTGTGGTTGATAATGATGTTACTCTAACATCGGGTCAAAAAGAACAAGTATTAAGTGAGCCCTTGATTATGTTAGAAAGTGAGATATTAAAGGTGCAAGCAACCAGTGGTAATGTAGATATTATTGCATCTATACTAGAAATTAACAGGGAGGATAGATAATGCCGTTTATAGAAACAGAGGCTTCAGTTAGGTATGAAACAATTAATGGTAAAAGAGTGCCAGTAATTACACCTAAAACAGAGGTTACATTAACTAATACAGTGACAGGACAAGAGTATATGTCTGATGCAGAGGCTATGGCTGATGTGCAAAATCCAAACACAGATACCAAATCTGAGCATATACGAAGAGACGTAAATGTGACTGTAGAGGATATAAAAATAGGCGCTGACTTTAATATCAGCGATTGATTATTAGGATAAAAACAAGTAAATTAGAACATTATGGGAATAGGAAGTAGTTTTAAAAGAGCAGTTAAGAAAATAACTAGACCAGTAGCCAAGGTATTAGATAAGGTCGTACCTAATGAGATTAAACCAGCTTTACCATATTTAGCTGCGTTTACTCCATTTATGCTGCCTGCGGGTTTTGGTATTGGTAGTTTAAGTCCAATGGTAAGTAGAGCTTTAGCATCAGGTGCAGCTAATTTAGGATCACAGTTAGCACAAGAAGGTAGTGAAGGAGATTTTAGTTTAGGATCGGTGGCACTTGCTTCTGGTATTGGTGCATTATCTACACCAGGTGCAGGAGAGTCATTAAGAGCTGGTATAGATACAGGCACTACAGCTAGAGAAGCAGGTATTATGGCTCAATCAGGAGTAGAACCAACTGTAGGATTTATGCAAGGTGCAGAAAATATTGGTAGAGAGGCATTAGCTGGAAGTGCTGATTTTTTAAGTGTGGAACCAGGAAGTGGAGGCATAGGAGATATCTTGAGACCAGGTGGAACAAAAGCTGGTTTAAATATGCAAACGGCAAAAGCAGCATTCACACCATTTACACAAGGGACAACAGATCTTGCTTTGGCCACAGCTAGAAAAGCTTTAAAAGATTATGAAGATGAATTAGCAGCCTATGAAGCTGAAACAGGGGAAGCACAGTTTGCCTCTGATGAAGCTAGAAGAACAGCAATAAGAGCTGCTATGATTGCAGGTGGTCACTCTGACGATGTAATTAGTGAAACATTTGATTTATTAGGATTAAAAGATGGTGGTGTTGTAAAAATGAAAGATGGTGGTATAATGGATCTTGGCGGTAAAGAAATGGATTTACGAGGTGGTGGATTTGTGCCAATAGGTAAAAAAGAGAGAGCGGACGACGTCCCTGCAAGATTAAGCAAAAACGAATTTGTTATGACAGCCGATGCTGTAAGAGCAGCAGGAGGTGGTGATATTAACGAGGGTGCAAGAAGAATGTATGAAACAATGAACAAATTAGAGGCGAGAGCATAATGGCTGAAACAACTACGATAACACGACCGGCACCGGTACTAGAAGCATCACTAACTAATTTTTTAAAAGCAATAGATCCTTTAGTTGGTCAAACAATTGATACATCTAAATTTGCACCACAGATTGCAGCAGAGTCACAACTACAACAAGATGCAAGAACTGCAGCAGCAGGATTAGGAGCACTTACAGGACCGGAAGCTTTTAGACCTTTTATGTCACCTTATCAACAAGAGGTGATTGATACAACTTTATCAGAATTTGATAGACAACAAGCTATTGCAGATACAGCAAGACGTGATGCAGCTATTCAAGCTGGAGCTTTTGGTGGTGGTAGAGAAGGTGTACTTGCAGCAGAAGCAGCAAGAGGAGCAGCACAAAGTAGAGCAGGATTACAAGCACAATTATTAGCACAAGGATTTCAACAAGCACAAGCAGCAGCGGCACAAGACTTAGCTGCAAGACAAGGTCTTGGCACTTACCAAACACAATTAGGTCAAGCAGGTCAAGCACAACAACAAGCAATCTTAGATGCAGCGGCAGCGGCGGCAAGAGAAACAGAATTCGAACCATTCACTAGATTAGGTTTAGTTGGTCAACAACTTGCACAGGTACAACCTGGTGCATTCCCAACTCAAACTGTTGGTTATCAACCACCAGCACCACCAACTAGTCCATTACAAACTGCATTAGGTGTTGGAACTGGTCTTGCTAGTATTGGTTCTAAACTAGGAATATTTGGCTAATGAGTAGAATTTTAAGAAGACCGATGTTTAGAGGTGGTCCGGTAGATAGCCGTGGCACGGGGATTACGTCAAATTTAGGTTATGAAAATGGTGGTAGAGTTGGTTATAGTAATGGTGGTGAGATATTACAAAAAGCTAGATCAAGAGTAAGAGGTCCACGAGATTTAGGTATTACAAATGTAAACCCATTCTTTAATCCAAGAATAAACATAGGCACACAAAGAAAACCAAACTTTGTCGATACACCTTTGTACGAACAATTTCCAGAAGTAAGTAAATTTCCACTAACAGCAGATGCAAGTAATATAATTC